GAGCTCAGCACTGAGGCTCTCGAGGATAACATTGAGGGTGCTTCGCTGGAAGATCACCTTGCTCAGATCATGGCTCGTCAAACAGCCAACGATCTTGATGACTTGTTGATCAATGGCAACACATCTTCAAACAATGCTCTCCTCAAGGCTCTTGATGGCTTCGTTAAGCTGTCGCTTGGTGGTGGCACAGTGGTGGACGAGGGTGGCAACAACATCTCTCGTGCAACATTTGACAGAGTGCTGCGCAACATGCCAACAAAGTACTTGCAAAGACGCAATGAATTGCGCTTCTTCACAGGTGCCGGTCTGGTTCAGGATGTGTCCTTTAGCTTGCAGAATCCTAATTCGGCAACTGCAGCTACTGCTGGCGCTCCAGCTCCTGGCTCGACATTCGGTGAGCAGGCATTCATGAACGGTGCTATCCGTGCAAATGGTGGTCCAGGCGCAACAGGGCTTGCACCATACGGTGTTCCGCTGGTGGAAATCCCACTGTTCCCAGAGACAGTCTCTGGTGACTACTCGGGTGCTTCTGGCAATCACGGTTATGTTGAACTGACATTCCCCAACAATAAGGTTGTGGGTATGCACAGAGACATCACAGTGTACCGTCAGTTCCAGCCAAAGACAGACACAATTGAATACACACAATTCATGCGTGTTGCTTGCAACGTGGAGAACCTTGGTTCTTATGTCGTTGCCAAGAACGTCAAGCTGCGCACACTGTAATAGTGTCCTAAAGATCGGTCGGGCGGGGAGAGAAATACTCCCCGCCTCGCTGATATTTGGAATAAAATTGTCCATAGGAACTGTTGATTTATTGATTATTAAATGATAGGATTGATGTATGAGTGAAGAACAAAAAGAAAATGTTGTAACATCTGACCAAGTTGCGCCCAAGGCAGCGCCAAAAAAAACACAGAAAAAAATTATTAAAAAAGAAGATGATATTGAGTCTATTTCAAAGACCGGTAAAGTTTTGATTTATTTCGAAAGCGGTACCGCATATCTAACCCCTTCCGGTGTTAGATTTTCTAGAGAAGACAAGCGTATGGCAGAAATTGATGCTGAAGAAGCAAATTCTCTGCTAAGACTTCCTAACTTCAGATTGCCTAGTGACGAAGAAAAGGAATTCTATTATAATAATTTGGAGGCATAAATAATGGCTGGTAATCTTTCTAATTATCTTGAAAATCAACTTGTTGATCACTTTCTTGGTACAACTACATACACAAAACCATCTGCTGTTTATGTTGCCTTATACACCGTAGCGCCAAGTGATGCCGGAGGCGGCACAGAAGTTACCGGTGGTTCTTATGCAAGACAAACTGCTACATTTTCAGCTGCATCTGGTGGTGCTACATCAAACAATGCAAATATAGATTTTACAAATATGCCTGCTGCAACAGTTGTTGCTATTGGCATTCATGATGCTCTTACTTCTGGAAATTTGCTATTGTGGGGAACGCTTACTTCTAATAAGACAACTGATGCTGGAGACACACTAAGAATTGCCACAGGCGATCTTGATATCAGCATTGACTAAGGAGAGCCTATGTTAAGACAAGAATTTAGCGGTGGTGTTCTGAGAACAACATTGTCTGCAAATATTAACAATAGTGCAAGTTCTTTTTCTGTTGTTGATGCCTCAACATTTCCTACAGGTGCAAATCCTTTTGTTATAGTTATAAATCGCGGGAATCAGTCAGAAGAGAAAGTTTTAATATCATCAAGAGCCGGAAATACTTTTACAGTTGCGAATAGAGGCTATGATGGCTCTACTGCAAATTCTCACACATCTGGTTCTTATGTTGATCATATTCTTGATGCAACAGTTATTCAAGATATGAATCAAACAACATATGATAATGAAGTTTTAGTTTGGATGGGGGTCTAAATGGCTAATTTAACACCTAAAAGTTTTTATGTTGGATCTAATGTTGGAGCTGGCTCCAATGTTTACACTGTTTCAAATACAGTTGGCAACTATTCAATAATTAAAAACATTAATTTGTGCAATACAACAGCTTCAAATGCTGTATGTAGTATTCATCTTCTTGTTAATGGAGCATCTGTTGCTGATTCAAATAAAGTTGTTAGCAATGTGAATGTTTTGGCAAATAATGTTGTTTTCTATAATACATCCATAGTCATGCCTGCTAATAGTCGTATTCATGTTACTCAAGTAACAGCGAATGCTATAACATTTACAATTAGCGGTGTTGAATATGCCTGATCTTAATAGATCACTACTTGTTGAATCAGAAAATGCCGATACGCTCGGCGGATTGACTGATGTTACAATTACTGCCGCTGAAGAGTTTCAGGGTTTAAGTTATAACGGAACACAATGGGTTAATAGTCATATCCCAGTTGTTTCATATGTTAGAAATGCTGAAGCAAATACATTAACAACGGGGACTGTTGTTTATCTTTTTGGTGGAACCGGTGATCACGCTACTGTTAAAAGAGCAGATAATTCAAGCGATACAACATCTTCAAAGACATTAGGTATTGTTGCTAATCCTATCTCGGCTTCACAAAATGGTCCTGTTGTAACTCGTGGCTATGTCGATGGAATGGATTTAAGCGTAGGTTATTCCGTTGGAGATATTCTTTGGTTAAACACAAATGGAACATTCACAACAACAAAGCCTACATCTCCAGCACATCTTGTTTTTATTGGTGTTGTTGTAAGAGCATCTGTTAATGGAATTATTTATGTTGCTGTGCAAAATGGTTATGAACTTAATGAATTGCATGATGTTAATATTTCAAATACTCTTGCTGCTGGTGATTTTCTAAAATACAACGGAAGTCTCTGGGTTAATGGACCAATTACTCTTGGCACAGATACAACAGGCAACTATGTTGCTACAATTACCGGTACTGCAAATGAAATAACAGTAACTGGTTCTGGATCAGAAAGTGCTGCTGTTACATTAAGTCTTCCAGCCAATGTTACTATTGCAAACAATCTTACAGTTACTGGAGATTTAACTGTTAATGGAAATACAACAACTCTTAATACCGCAAATCTTAATGTTGAGGATAACTTTGTCCTTCTTAATTCTGGCGTTACTGGATCTCCCACATTAAATGCGGGAATTGAAGTTGAAAGAGGAACATCTACAAATGTTGCCATTCGTTGGAATGAAACAACAGACAAGTGGGAATTTACCGTCGATGGTACAAACTATACAGAGCTTGGTGCTGGTGGCGCAACTGTTTCTTCAACAGCGCCTTCTACACCAACAACCGGGTCTCTATGGTTTGATTCAGATGATGGTAAAACATATGTCTATTATGATTCTTCTTGGGTTGAAATTGGTGGCAATCCTCTTGGTGTTACAATCAGCGACTCTGCACCGTCTAGCCCGATAGCGGGTCAAGTTTGGTTTAATTCTAATAATGCTGGCACATATGTGTATTATGACAGTCACTGGATTGAAATCGGCTCCAGCGGCTTGGTATCGGCTGTAAGCGCTACTGCGCCAGCAAGTCCTGTCACTGGTCAAATCTGGTTTAATTCAGAAGATGCCGGAACATATATTTATTACGATTCGGCTTGGATTGAAATTGGAGCAGCTCCATTCAATACTTTACTCAGTACAATTGACGCAAAAGGCGATCTCTTGGTTGGTACAGCAGATAATACAGTTTCAAGGCTTGCTGCCGGCACAGATGGATATTTCTTAAAAGCAAATTCAAATACTGCAACAGGATTGGAATGGAGTTCAGTTCCAACAATTAATAATCTTGATGATATTGGTGATGTATCTACTCCACTTCCAGTCCTTGGAGATGTGTTAGTGTATGGAGATGCTCTTTGGTATAATGAACCCGCTACATCTTTTGCATCAAGATTTAACCTTAGTAATGTTGGTGAAGTTGCTATTTCTGAACCATCTGCAGGTCAAGTACTGCAATGGAACGGTGTATCATGGGTGAATCAAACAGTAAGCTCTGATGTTATGAAAGATTCAAAAAATGCGGCATTATTAATTATGGACATCGGGGTATAAAATAAGGTATAATATAGGTTATTAAGGAGATAAAATATGGCAGTAGGAGATAGAACAGAACTTAGGCTTGGCGGTCCAACGCAGCTTAATACAAATACAACAACAATTGCGACGGTTGCAACAAGCCGGGTTGAAGTTCTAAAACAGATCATTATTACAAATACCGATACCGTCGATAGAACGGTTTCTTTGGCTATTGGAAATGCGGCGGTTGCTGCAAATAGATTAATGTCTCAATTGCCAATCGGTGCAAACGATATTATGGTCTTTGATACAGCACTTGTTCTTACAGCAGGTGAAACATTACAGGGTCTAGCCGATGCAAACAGCGTGGTCAATGTAACAGTCATCGGTTGGGAAAAAGAAGTCTAATTTTATATGGGTCTTTCTAAGGCTTACGGAGAGAAGTCCTTAACTGGATATTCATACGGTGCTGGAACTGGTGGAGACACAACCTCTACTAACGTCAACATCGGCGGAACGCTTTACAATATCCATACGTTTACCAACACAGGTACTTTTACCGTTACTCGCCCAGGCAAGTTTGATGTATTAATGTTTGCAGGTGGTGGCGGTGCAGGTGGGTATCAAAACGCCAACGGCGCAGGCGGTGGCGGTGGTGGTGGCGGTTATGTTCAGTCCACGGTGTACCTTTCTGCTGATCAGTCAATAGTTGTTGGTGGTGGTGGCGCAGGAAAAGCAGGAAGTCTTGGTGGTACTGCTGCAACAACGGGAAGTGCATCAAATGTTGGCTCTGTTCTTATGGCGATGGGCGGTGGGGGCGGCGGTAACATGTACGGTTCCCGAAATAGTGGCATCGGTGCAACTACGGGTGGTTCAGGTAGTGCAACAGGTGGCGGTGCATCAACCGCCGCACTTGTTGTTGTTTCTACTTCATTCGGCGGATACAAGGGTGGCGATGCCGCTGATGGAAATCATGGCGGTGGCGGTGGTGGTGCTAGCGCAGTTGGAGCAAGTGGTGCAGGTGGCACAGGTGGTGCAGGTGGCACAGGTGTTGAAGTAAATACTTTTATTGCTGGCTCTTCTTTGAAGAAGGGTGGTGG